CACCAGTAGGATACCATCCAAAAATATCTCCTTGATTAGTAACGGAACTAACCGTTATTACACCGGAAACATCACTTGCTGCCGGTGTGTATAATTTTCTAGCAATAAAATCACAATTTGCAATCGTATTTGCTTTTATGGAATCATAAGATGATTCGAAAATTAAAGATGATAAACTTGGTCCCGAAATATAAGAATCACCCGTTGCAGAAATTTTAGAATCACTATCAATGTTTCCTGCAAATTTGATCCAGTTAGACGGGAAAGATCCTCCCGTTTGCACTAGAGATTTCGTATTTTTAAAATCTGAATCTAGAGAGAATGTATTCGAATTTGGAACATATGGTAAAGCAGTCGATAAAGTAATGTGAGTACTATTTGAACTAGAAATTGAAATTGGAGCAACTGAAGCACCAACGGCGGTTGTAAGTCTAAAATACATATTTGCATATGCATTAGTTGGCAAACTATTATCAAATATTGCTGGAATTGCAATATTTGTAGTTGTGTGTCCGGAGGCTGCTAATGTACCTGAAATGTTTGCAGTTTGTGGTTCGAATAAATTGGTTGTTAATGTATAAGTGGCACCATTACCGGAATCAGTAGAATCATTATAGCGAATCATGCTTGCTTTAACTGTACCAATTTTTGTGGAGTTATACGCAACAGAAGTTGTCACATTAACATTAGCATGATCCACACAATGTATATCTAATGTTGGGAACGAAGTAATATCTAATGTATTTCTTACATTAGCTAAGACTACAGAACTATCATAAAAAAGAGGAATTGGTGTTTCTTGAACACTCAAGGTTTGTCTTGCTCTATCAATTTCTAAAACTGTTGGAGCAATAGTTTGAAATTCATAACCGGAAACATATGCTTTTCCAGGATCAAGTACTGCATTAAATTTACCATTTGCAGAGTCGCCTTCTTCTAAAGAAATAACAAACGGATCTACGGTATAGTTTCCAGATTCATCGTATGTTCTGCGAGCCAATGTTTTCTCGATATCACTATAAATTGGGTATTCAATTTCTTTGGTCTTAACACCATCAACAAGTCTAACAATTTCAAAGAATTGTGATGTGTCAGCATTACTCAAAGTTCTTTTTGCTAATGTAGTAGTAACTTTGAAACGATTTGCTCCAGGTGCTTGGTAGTTAAATGCACCTTGTGCTGGATCTAATAAACTAACATCATCAATCTCATCTACAATTTGTTCATCAAATTCTATACCTATTTTCCAACTTGGAATAGAATTGATTGTAGATGAATTGTATCCTAGTTTATAATAAGTTTCAACAATAATTGTTTGTTGAGCAACACTAACGAATTGACCTTTGAAATAGTAAACGCCTTCAGTAATTGATGCAACCAAAGAAGCTCCAACCGCATCCGCAACAGTTAGTGTAGCAAAAATTTCTTGATTATAAACACGAATGGTATTTCCAGCCAAAAATCTATCGCCGCTAATATACTTTACAACTAAGATAGGATTAGTTCCTGTAGTATCAATTGCTACAACTCTAGCCCGAACAATAGTTCCAGTATTGTAAGAAACAACGGTCTTACCTAAAAATTGACTAGGATCAATATCTGTTCCATTGTATTGGGTTTGCAGTTTAATATAATTGGCTGCTCCATCCAGAGTTACTCTACCGCCATAAATTGGACTGCCGCTCTTAAAAATGTGATTACCAAATTTTTCAATCTGATTGGCTAATATGGTTTGTAATTGTGTTAATTCACGGGCTTGAACCGAATAACCGGGACGAAATAACACACGCATGAAGTTTTTATCTTCATCGAAATCATCATAGTATGGATCGTAGTTAAAAGTAGCAGTCATTTATTCCTCGTTTAAAAACTCAATATGAAACGGATTCTTTCCGTTTGATCGTCATCTCTCGATATTGGCAATTTATCTGATATGTATAATATCTTCCCAGAGTACAAATCTAGTGTAGGTTCTGTTATTGTATTAACAACCCTTGCGGCTCCCGATTGGAATCCTCTTATTGGTTGATTTTCTATTAAAGTTCCTTTAAAATTATTTACATACAGATTATTCCCAACAGTATCAAAACTAATTACATCAGCAGTAAAATTTGCATACTCCAAAGGGTCTTCAAAGTTGTTGGATTGATATACAGTTTCATCAAAACTGTAATCTCCGGTGCCTGGTGAAACTTTAATTTTTTTATACAAAGTATAGATTGAAGCTGTAGCTACATTCGATGTGTTGTATAAAAATGGATTTTGAATTAAAGTAACTTCACGGAAATCATTGCCTGTTGGTAATGAAGTATTTTCCGTTCCTTCAAAATCAACATTAAACATAATTGATGTGGCACCAAGTTCAAAAATTGGATCATATCCATGCCCATCATGTGGTGCAATAGAAACTATTGCTGAGGCACCATTTCCTGTTACACCACCAAACCTTAAATTTGCATAGGTGTAACCATTACCTCTAGATTGAATAATAACATTTTTAACTTGATTATTCGAAACATTAGCTTTTAATATTGCACCAGTACCATCTCCAGTAATTGTTATTACGTTCTGTGTTGGACCATTGACATAATTATTTCCTGAGTTTGTAATAGTAACAATGTCTATAGAACCAGGTTCAGCGGAAGCACGAACAAATTTATTGTAAGTAACTGGCATCCAATCTTCTGATAAAAACTTCTGCTTCTGTAAGGAGTTAAAAGTATACAGGTATTTCCATTTATATCCATCTGAAGTTTCGATATAAGGTTCTTCAAGTGATGTTGTAGATAGCGTCAATTCTGGTTCATCTGTCGATAGAGTACCTGAGTTATTAGCTAGACATTTGAAAACTTGGTCTTTTGAATTTACAGCATAAAAATTTTGTGTAGATTCATAAGTGTTGTATTCGGTGTTGGCTTCCCAATTTATTCTAGGAACAATCAAAGAAGCGTTATCCGGTGTAATTTGTTTCGCTATAATTCCCGCTTTAAAATAATTATTTAATTCGAAATCGGTTTGTGATGGAGCAGGAGCAACTTCAGTTCCTGAATTCCAAGGCAACTGTTTACCAATCATAGCATAAACGTATGATTTTCTCTCAGCTGGAAGGTAGTAATTGGCGGTAACATCCAACAAGTTATAAACCTGCTTTGCTAGGATTATACGGAAATTTTTAGTTAAGAGTGAGGACATGGTTATATTTATGTAACTTTTCTAACGGTAGCGTTTAAATATTTGCCGTTTGAATTAAATTTTGTCGTAGTAATCATGGTATTTGCATTTAAAGAATTTACAGTAGCAATCTCAGTATAAATCAAATTAACAGTAGCTGATGTTGAAGTAACATTTATTGTTGTGTTTAGAATTGCATAATTTGAATTTGTAATTTGTTTAATGGTAACCGTATTTCCGGTTGACAAGTAAATCGTTTCACCTTCCTGCAAATCAACAATAAAGTCAACATTATTAGCGTGGCCAAACATGATATTGGAACCACTAACAACATTTACCGTATTTTGTAATCGTTTGTATGCACTAGATAACACAATTACATCACCAATATTAACACTCAATCGAACATTTGCACTGGTATTTGTGGTTACGATAGTATTTGAACCAAGTGCAATATTGTACGTGTCCGGCAAATCTTTAACAATTATGTGTTGGTTTGTATTTCCAACAGAAATATTCTCACTATTATTATCAATTTTAATCACAAAAGATTTTACCCCAATTGGGTGCGCAAGGTCTCTTAGTGGTTTCTTAAACTTGGCATAATCCGTTTTTGTTTTAATCACATAGGAGAAGTTATGATATTTTTTACCATCTTGCAATCTCTTATCTGCGCTAACTTGACCATCGGTATTTAAATAAATTCCTGGGTAACGAATCAGACCATTTTCAAATCTTGCATTGGCCTTGGCTAACCCATCTCCGTAGATGATGTTGGAAGTAACTTTTGCAGAAATGGCATTTATGCTTAACTCACTATCATACTTAACTAATACATCGTTGCTCAGATTTCCAGAATAATCGAAAACTCTTAATTTTCCTGTTGTTGCATCATAATTATCAACAGTAGCTTTCCATGTATAATTCGTGTTTGATGTTCCTTGATATACCAAAGTATTTGAGACAAACAGCTCACCTTGTGGGTAAATATTTGCTGTTGATAGATCAGCAGTCCTCAATGAAATCAAAGGTGATGAAACATAATCATAACCATAACTAGTGACTCTAATTGTAGATATAGCACCAATTCTAGCTTTAGCTAATGAATATTTTTCTCCACTACCAGTAACTTCCGAAATTGTTAGAACAGCATTAGTTCCAGTAGCTGAATTAATGGTTATTGTGGGTAAAGAATCATTTCTATATCCTTCACCACCAATAACATAAGCATTCGATGAATGGGCATTTATAGTTACTGAAACAATTTGCCCTGATGCGCCAACATTAACATAAGCATTTGCTCCATATCCAGATCCTCCAGTAAAAATTAAAGTGTTTCCATTGCTATAATTTGTTCCTGGATTATCTATTCT